CTTTGAAAGAGAAGATGCTGGAGCGTATTGTTGATTCTTCTGGTACAATCATCTTCGAACCAGAAGAGTTGGCAAAGCATATCGTCGACATATTTGACGAGGAATTGGATATGTCGAAATACACTCCTTGGGATCCTGATGAGATGTGGTATCGTAGATGGGCGTGGACCAAGAATGGTGCACATAACAAAGCGATGGCTGCACATTATCGTGAACGCTATGGTATGAAGCAATTCGAACATAGTAGTCAAATGCATCGCAAGGAGTACATGGAGAATGTGAAGAGTAATCCATTAGGAGCATGGAATGGTGACGTTATAGTAAGTGCATCATTGAAACCTGAGGTTGGCAAGCCTGGTCGAGGAATTTTAGCCTGTGACACCTTGTCCTACACGGTCTTTAACCATCTGGTTACACCAGTTGAGAGGGCGTGGAGGGGAAAAAGAGTCTTGTTAAGCCCGGGTGATATGGGGCATTCTCGTCTTGGACGTAAAGTCGTGGCAAAGATGAGAGAGGTTGGCGGAATCAATTTAATGTTGGATTATGATTCGTTTGATATGCAACATTCACTAGAGGCCCAAAAACTAGTGATTGAGTTACTGTGCCAATATGTCAGTCATGATGAACTGTTATACCGTAAAATGGTATCTAGCTTTGACAATATGTATATTTATTGTGAGGGTGAAATGCTCGGTAAAGCAGCTAAGAGTCTGATGTCGGGGCACAGGTGTACGTCATTCATCAATAGTGTATTGAATGCAGCGTACATTAGGATGGCAATGGGTAAAGATGCTTACATTAAGTGTGACGCTTTACACACTGGGGACGACATTTATATGAATGTACGTGACTTTAGTACCGCTGAGATTCTTTTGGACCGTTGTGAACAGTACAATATTAAGATGAACCGTACAAAGGAAAGTATAGGTTTCAAGTATGCTGAATTCCTTAGGATGGTTATTCGTCCTGACAGTATGCACGGTTATCCTGCCAGAGCTATAGCTAGGGCTGTAAGTGGTAATTGGGAAGTCGAGACTCCACTCGATGAAGCTAATGCTTTGACCGTCTGGATGACGATGGCGTGGACGCTTCGTAATCGCACGAAAAGTCAAGATGTTATTAATATCTTGGCTAGGAGTTGCTCAAGGTCCACAGGTGTAGAGAAACGGGTTGTGGCAGAACTGTTACTAGGCAACTGTGGACTCAACGGTAGTCCTGTACGCAGAAATGGGTACACGTGGCAAGGCTATCAATGTGATTACGTCAAGGACGAGGACACATCGATGGAATCCAGGCGGGTTCGTGATAATTTGAAGAATGCAGGTATGAATACTTATGCTACTGATGATTATCTGACGAACGCGTTGAGCGAGGTAGAGCGTAAAGTGATAGTAGAAGGAAAACACGTTAGTGCGAAAGATCGCATGCTAATGGCATCGTTTGCTAAGAATGAGCAAGTCATGATTGACTCTGACGTTAAAGTTAAGCCGGAGATCACTGGTCGTTATATTAAGCTAACGAAGGGGAATGTGGTGTTTGAAAAGAT